CTAAAAGCGTGGTCAACACCATATTCCAAAGCATCATTTCCATTAACATTTCCACCTTCTACGTGCTTGACGAATACGACTATTTGGATCTGCAGCAGCCTTGGGAAACTGCTTCATCTGGCCCAGAGACCTTGCACAATATGATTTCCTGCGCTTGGCTCTCTCGCCAGTGGGCTTGTCTTCAGTCACAGCCGTTTTAAGTTTAGAGCCTGGGTTAGCACGGCGATATGCAGCCACGCCTTTTGCAGTCATGCCAGCACCCTGCTTGGTCGGGCGAAAGTTGCCCGACTTCACAGAGGTGGCAATACCCATGCCTTTTGACTTAGTCATTTAAACTGCTGCTCCGCCATAAAAAAACAAGGTAACACTTGTAACCTCTGCATTATTTACATCAATAAAGACGCCCTCATCAAATAAAAACCCCATGTCTGGAACAACGATGTCATATGCGCCAGCAGAGGCTGGGGTATTAATCGTTACTAAAGCTGTTCCAGAAGAAGTTGCGCCATTCTTTAATGAAAAAGAAGAGGCTGTTGAAGTACACGTGAAATAAACTCCCGCTACACGTGTGCGTCCCGCAATAGCCTGTGCGTCGCTGGTCTTAGTGACCGAGCTTATATTGCTTGCGCTCATTGCAGCCCCCTAACTAGGAGAGATTATTGTTCTGAATGTACAGAACGGTGACTGTAGCTGCTCCTGCGGCTCCGTTACCATTTTGAGCGGTAAAATCTACCAAAACTTGAATGTCAGTGGTTCCAACATTAGTGGCCTCGGTGTCCAGAGTGCCACGAGTAGTAGCCGCAGTTTTAACGCTTGTAGAAGGAACAAAAGCATCAGCATCTGCCGAAGTTCCAACGACAACAGTAGCCGTGCCGGTGTCATTGTTAGCAGTTGTAACGTTCAGAATAACGTCAACAATTTGTGAATTTGCGGGGACAGTAGCAACAACTTGATTGTTTGAAGTAACACCAATGATGTCAATAACGGCTGATTGAGCCATTAAAGCAAAACCTACGTTGGCTACATTATCTCCAACGGTGGTTCCGGTTGTGTCACGAATTGTTCCGGCCTTTACTGGTCCGGAGAACGTAGTGGTTCCCATATTTTCCTCGTGTAGTAGCACATCCTCGTACCTTCTCTACTAAGTCTGCTAGGTCAGGCGGCACGAGTAAAATCCTAGTCCTAAAAATTGTAAAACAAACAGGGGGTTTTTCAACCCCCTGTTTTTACTACATCACGGTGTTCCGGGCGAACCGAAAATGCCGCGCGGATCACTAAAGCCAAATGAATACCGCTCACGAGCTTTATAACGAACGTTACCGGTGTCAAAGTCGCCTTCAAAACCAGTTTTCATTGATACGCGCTCAAACATTTTCATGCCGTTAGGAGCGTCTGTTTTAATAAAAAAGGCGTCCGGATCGGTCAAGAAGTGATTGACGGTATAGCCCTGGGGAATCATGCCCATGTTTTTGATTGCATTAATGTCATTATCTGCCGTACCAACACGCAGAGTAGACTTCATTATGCGATCTGCCGTGAACTGGAGTTCCTTCGGAATAATCAGCTTCAGACCCTGAACAGCGATCTTCAGGCCACGCTCATCGGTGAACGCAGCGATGTCGATCAAAGCCTGCTCAAGGGACGTCTCTGACAGGTCAGCAGGAGTCGTCAGCTCGTTCTTGAGATCCGGACCGCCAAGAGTGGGGTGATCCAGAGCGCAGAGCGGTTTGCCATCGCCACCGGTGGAGGTGTTAAAGGCGCCGTTCAAAATAGAAGCTGCCTTGATCTGCTTGGTTTGTGCCATGGAACGGGCCAAGGCACGAGTGTAGCGAGCTGCCAGACGATCGTACAGGTTGTCTTCCACTGCCTCTTCGGTCAGGGAGAAAGCCAGTGCAATAGTCTCGTGCGTGTAGCGCGCGGTGTAAACTTCCTGTGCGTTGTCGTATGCGACGCCAGCGCCTTCAGTCTTAACCGGTGCCTCGCCAAAGCCAGACTCCATCACCTCTTCCTCAAATGCACGATCGGAAGACTCGATTGAGTAGATCTCTGCATGCTCGTTTTCATAGTTTTTATATTCCAAACCGAACAGGGCGTTCAGGCCTGGCTCAAGCTCTTTAACTAGTTGGGCACGTGAAATTGCCATAATTTAGCTCCTATTAAGTCAGACCAGCAACACCAATGCTGCCGTACTGATGCGCGTTAATCTTTACGACAACCTGAGTGAAGTTTTCACCTAAGGAGTTGTTGGGTGCATTGTACAAACCAACAATCTTTAGGGCCAAAGTGTTAGTAGAGGCAATACCAGACGAATCTAGTTCCATCGCAGACAAACCAGTAGTCGTGCTACCAGCTGTGTATGCAATTGGAGCATTTTGTCCAATATCTGCCTGCACTATATCCTCGTCAGCTTGAATCAAGAATAACTGACTTGGATCATCAATCACGTCGGCAAGAATCTGACCAGAGGTGATATCTACCGAACCAGGGTAAAAGTTCTTAAAAGTAGGTTTACCGGTGGTGGGATCAACGTAATTTACCCCATTAAATACGCCAACTGCGGTGGCATGTGTGCCACTAGTGTATCTAACAAGGAACCCAGCAACAAGGGTAACTAAGTCACCCTGAAAGATAGCGCCTGCTTGGTTATCCGCAATGACATAGCCATACTGCTTCTGAGAACCAGTAGCAGAAAGATTGCCAAGAGGACGTAGACCAAAGGCTTTATCAACGTTCGCCATTTTTATTTCCTTTAAAAGAAGTTATTCGTCGGATTTAGGGCCGCCGAAAGTCGTTTTGGACCGCCGCTCCGGACTGCTAATGCGCATCGACCCGTGGGCATTGCTCTTTAACAGTTCGTTATCAACAGCCTTAAGCTGATCTGAGGTCCTTGAAGTGTAATACGCACGCCGCTCTTCTGCCGTCTCCTCAGGAATCCTTGCGAGAAGGAGGCTTCCCACGCCGATAACACCAGCATGTTGGCCGTCATCTGCCGAGGTTGAATGGAAGTCAGGGTACTCGTCTGCACGGACCAGGTCATAGCCCTCACGGATCTTGGCAGACACGTTTGCACGGTCATCCAATCCGTTCGCTTCCTTTCTAATCCAACGGTGTTTGAATCCTGGAGGCGCAGGAGGCGCATCCAATCGTGAAGGAGGTGCCCATGGTTTACGACGCGCAGTAGTCTGCCGGGTTTCGCTTTCCCGGGCAGTGCGATTCAGTTTTGGTACAGAAATGTTGTCGTTCATGGTTTATTCCTTAACGTATTTGGCATATTCCTCAAGAGGAACACCCAGCTTTTTGGCAATCGCAACCTGGCTCGGGGTGAGCTTTACGGTGCGGCGTGCATTATTGATACCAGAAGATCTGGATGCAGGCGCAACAGTTTGCACGGGTCTGTTGGCTCTGGTTGTCTGTTGCATCGCGCCTTGGTTAGTTTGCGCAAACTTATGCGGAAACGCCTCCCTAACGCGACGATTTAGTTCATCATAATACTCGTCTGTGTTGGGGTCAAACTTTTCTACAGCCACCAGCTGGGCGTGAATGCCCTGAGCGGCATGCGTCATGGCGACGTCCGTGCCGTACCAGGGGTTGGATTCTGCCCATTCCTCGGCCCGTGGGTCGGGCATGGACTGCTGCTGGACAGGCTGGGCCTGCTGTTGGCGAGCAAATTCCTGCTGCTGTTGGTAGGCCTGCATCTGCGCCTGGCGCTGTGCTTCCTGAGTCTGAACCTGGCGCTGGTCATACAAAATAGAGGCCAAACGCTCCTGGGCTTCCATCTCAGTGTCCGTGTCACCTTCTTCACGGGACTTTTTAATGATCTGCTTTAGAGCCAGGACCTGAGTCTCGATGCGGTTTTTGGTTTCCGATAGGCGCTGGGTGTCGGTATGGTGATAGCGTGCCTCCAGTTCGACTGCCTTTTGCTGCACACTTTTGGCGTACTGCAAGGCTGCCTCTTCGCGGCGTTGGGCCTCACGAAGCTTGGCCGTCATCTTGTCAATGCGCTTTTTAACCTTGTCGCTATACTCGCCAAGCTCATCTTCCGTGCTTTGTTGCGATGCAACATTATCCGTAGGTGCAGCCTCCTCGATCCTTTCGACGACAGGAGGTTCGGGCGCATCGGCTACTTTAGCCTCTACCCCATTTTCTCCCTCGGTAAGCTCAACCGTTGCCGGCTGCTCATCCTCGCCTATTTTGAATTCCAACTGTTCTTGACTCATACAGCCTCCTTACATGTGAAGAATGTCTTCAGGGTTATTGACCACTCCGATGATCTCGTCGTCATTCAGAATCCGAATCTCCCCGCCATCGATCTGAATCCTTGAGCCCGCATAACGGCCAAAGATGATCCAGTCGCCCTGCTTACACCAAGGCCCGGTGGGAAATTTCTCCTGATCTGCATATGCCAGGTCACCCATCCGCAGCACATAGCCACAGGTTGTCCCTAATTGAGTTTTTTTCTGGGTTTCCTCGGCAAGCACAATCCCGCCCTTGGTTTTTTCCGCACCGCGGTAGGGCAGGATCGCTATCCGCCAGCCGGTGGGCTTCGGGATACGGTCGATGACTTCGGTTTGAATCCTTTCGGGGTCAAAATTGCCTTCGGCATCGTAAGCATCGTCAAGGGTTGGGCCATTTGCCTCTGCTTCTTCTTGCCATTTTTGTTCCAACGCGGTTAGTGCCATGGGCTCTCCTTGGGGTTAAAAATTGTCTTTTTGGACCCGCTCAAGAAGCTTCTTGACGGCATCCTCACAAATTCTTAAGCCCTCCAGACGACCCATCATGAAGCGATAGCGCTCCATGTCGGCAATGCTGCCCGCCAAAACAATGGCTTCTGAGTCATGTTGCAGCTTTCTAATTTCTTTAAGCACAGCTTCTGCAAATTCCAGCATGGTCTACCCCATGAAAAGCAGACGGTTTTAGCCACCGTCTGAAAGGCTTGTGTTTTAGTAAATCTTTGTCTTTACCTTGGCATCCTTACGCAGGACTTCCATAAACGGGCCCTGTACTTTGCCGCCTTTTTTCATTTTCCGTGCTTTACCGGCAGTAGACAGCGCAATTGCGACCGCTTGTTTCACGGCCTTTCCTTTGCTGGCCGGCTTACTGGTGCCGATTGAGCCAGTTTCTTTGTACTTACGCACCATCTCGCCAATGTTTCCCGAGATGGTCCTCTGGCTTGAGCCTTTTTTAAGCGGCATTTGGGTTTCTCCTCTGTTGCGATAGCGGCGAGACGCCACTCATCTGAGCAGCGCGCTCGCGTGCAACGGTTGCGCGCAATTGTGCAATGTTTTCCTGGGAATTGATACGGGCCTGTGCCACCTGGCCAGTCTGAGCCATGCGCTGCTGCTCGATTGCCAGCCGCTCGCGCGCAATCTGGGCGTCTTGCTGGTCTGCCTGAGCGCGTTGCTGGATTTCGGCCTCTTTCAACTGCACCACCGGGTCCAACCCTTCGCCAGAGAGCTGCGACTGCAGGTTTCTGACCTCTTGCATAAAGGTTGCCACCTTGATTGCGACCATGCCTTCCTTTTGGATGGCTGAGACCATGCGATCCGGGTCCGAACCGTACTCTTTAAAGAGCTCTGCCTCGGTTTCCTCTTCCGCTTTTAGCCGCATATGGACAAGGATGTGCTTTTGCAGCTCCATTGCTGACATGGGGTTAGCCTGAAGCATGGGGGATAGCCCCATCATCAGGTGACTTGCAATGTGTGCGTCATGTTGCTGGCCAGCAAAAGCCTTTAACGTCATGCCGTCTAGTACATCGGCGTTCTCGCTTGCCGGGTCCTTGGGCATTTGGGTGTTTTGCGGCCGCAGGATGCCGTCGATGTCCCGGACATTTAACGCCTGGTACACCCGGTAGTACGCCTCGTACATGTTGTGCATCTGCGGGGCGCTTTGGGCCAGCTGCAGCTGGGTCTGGGCAAGAGTTATCCGCTGGGCGGTCGAGAAAATGTTGGGATCTGCCACTGGCAGGACCGCAACGAGGTTATTGAAGTCCTGTTTTTTGATCGAACGCCGTGCTCCGGGTACTTCATAGGGATACTCGTCAGGTAAGAACTCGCCAAAGCCTTGGGCCAGAAGCTCGAACTCCATCTTCTGCGCATAGTGCATGCGCTTGTGGATGGCGGACATGACGTTTGAGCCTTTTTCTAGTAGCGCAATGGTCGTTCCGACCGCGGCCATCTGGTTGGCGTCCCCAACCTGCATGTCTGCGATGCTTGCCAGGCGTTTTCCGGCCTCGACCGTAAATCCAAGCAGCTGAAATAGCGTCTGGCTGGGTTCTTTGTACGGCAAAGGCAGTAATGAGGACGTAAGTTCCGCGCCACCTGCGTCAATATCGCGCCACTCGCCTGGCTGGATCGGATTATCGTCGTCCGAGATCCGCGCACCCTTGGCTTTAAAGCCCGCAGGCAGGTTTGCCAGCGTTCCAGCGTCCAAAAGTTGCCGCAGTGCAGCAGTTGCGGTCTTTGACAGCCCGCCAATTAAGTGAACAAAGCCCAGGCCATAGGCGCCAAGGCCTTCCACCAAGATGTAATGCACAAAATACTCACGCCGGCAGCACTCTTTATCGCCTTCAATCCAATTTCTACGGATTGCCAACATTTTTCCGCTGCCTTCGTCCACGGTTACAACGTATGGGAGCTTAATTCCGGTGGGTTCGCCGCTCTCGTCCTTGTGCTCAAAGCCCTCAATGTCCAAATCGACATGATATTCAAGCAAAAATATCTCTGACGGGGCGCCGGTTTCCACAACTCCCGTCTGTTTGTCCACGGAATAGGTGATTTGGCTGGCGTCAGCCGGCGTTTCCTGGGGGCTTACGTCTAAATCTAAATACTCTCCTGCCACCACACGCTTGCGAAAGTCGTTTTGGTCCATTGCAATACGGTGCGTAATGCGCGGACACTCGCTCATAACGCTTGAGCCGTAATACGGGATGAATAAATCGTCCGGCAAGACCAGCTTTGAGACCATCCGGCCTACCTGTTGGTCAAAATAGACCTTCTTAAAGGTCGAGCCGCCATAGCCCGTGTAGAAAAGCAGCTGGTCAAACTCGGGCGTGTACTCCTTCATTACCGTGGTGATCTGGTAATTCATAAAGTCCTGCACGCGCGAGGCCTGCTGGGCCTTCTCCACAGTCTCTTTTCCAAGGATTTGGGTCCGCACCGGGCCACCAGCTGGCATTAATTCCTTAAACGCCTGGGCCTGGAACTGCACGATAGCCTCGGTCAGCATGGGGTGGACCGCCCCTGCTGCACCGCGAAATGGCTTTGTGCGCTCCTCGATCCGCAGGCCCAGGAGCTCTAGCCCCTTGGAGTACATCATCTCCCAGTCTTGACGGCTGGACTTGTCCGCCTCAAACAAAGCGGCTAAATCTAAGGCAATCCTTTGCCGCGCATCCTGGTCCACGACCTCGGCCAGGTTGTCGTAAAAGCCTACTTCCGAGTCCTCGTCCTCGCCGATCTC